TGCTCAACAATGATAAGTCAATTAAAGGCGGAAGATTTACCGATTTATTCGCAACTAATAACTTTGAAAATCGCAAATGGGAATTATTTTTAAATACAAACGAAACAGCTACCCTTGACACACCGGAACGAATGATTGGCACAGGTGTTATTTCTGGTGAAGTGGACTATGATCGTAATAATATTGTTTTATCATTATTAGACAACAGCACAAAGTTTCATAAAAGACTGCCAACAGCAACAGTTGCAGAATCAACATATAGCGGAGTAAAGATAAAAAATGCCGGGAAACCTATACCAATGGCATTTGGTGATTTTCATGCTAAAACAGATATTGGAACTATTCCAACAGGTCATTTTGATAGGTTGCATAATTTTTATAAAGGAGCATTTCCCGCAATTATTGTAGATGAATGGGATGTGCAAGGACAAGAATCAAAAGCATTAGCAGATAATGAAGCAATACACACATTAGATGCAGAGAATATTTATACCTATATAGATGGTTTCTATGCAACACTTACAAACGCTAATAACGCAGTAAGCCTTCCAACTTCTGGAACATATAATGGTAAATCATTAATTGATTTTAGAGGCAAAGAGGCATCTGTATATCTTCCATTAAGCACGTCTAATTTAGCAGCAGAATCAGTAACAGGAAGCGGATCAGTAGCTAACGAGGAAAGAGTGGGAGATGGCTCTTTTTCGGCAGTTGCACAATGGTTGGCAAACGGAGCAACAACAAACAATTCTGTTACAAGTTTAACTTTTGCATTTCCAAAGATTAATAAATTAGGTACATACTCTGGCGTAAATTTATTAACAAAATGGGGAACTGTTACAGATTTCACAGCAGAAGGTGCAAGTGGTAATTTTACAATTACAGTTGGCTCAACAGGAATCGCAGAAACTAACGCTGTCACAAACGCAGAAACAGAACGAGATGCTTCAAGCTATTTCACATCAGCAAAAAGAGAAGCATGGGATTTTGAAGGCTCTATTGTTTACACATTGAATGCGGGAAGCGGTAACAATGATAATGCTGCACAAATATATGAATCTGGTTTACGAGTTGATTTTACATTAGATAACATTATTGAATACCAAGAAGAAGAAATATTTGAAGGTTACAGATACGCTCAAAGAATGCGAAACGATAACGAAAGAGTTGGTTATGAAGGTTATCAAGAATTTTATACGTATGTAATACAACCTTCAATCGTAGTTCCCGCAAAAATTGATTATGTATATTATTCTGGAAAAGGCAGAAAGTATGGTGCTTGGATTGATACGATAAATTCAAACGCAAGAAATTCTGAAAATGGTGGTTCTGCTGATCCCGGTTATGCTGCAAATGATTTGATTGAAAATCCTATTTATATTATTGAAAGCGTTTTGCGTGACGAATTAGGTCTTGATTCATCAACAACAGGGATTGAAATAGATGTTGAAACTTTTGATGCTTCTGGTAATACGACTAACGGAAATTTAGGTTCAGTATATGTTGATGCAGTTGCAGATATAAAGTTTGCTTTTTCACAATTTAAATTTATTGATTCACAAGACTTTGTAAATAAACTTGCAAAACTAACTTTTTCATATGTGTTTATGAGTGGTGACGGAAAGTTTAAAATCAAAACATTAAGAGCATCTGGCGATTATTCGTCTGTTGACGCAACAATAAATTTTGATGATATTAATTTAAATAAAGTTTCAAAGACAGCGTTAAGTCTTGTTAAGAATAAAATTGTTTTTAAATACAATTATGATTATGGAGCAAAGCAAACATTATCTGAAACAACATCGAGCGACTCAACTTCTCAAGGTTCAACAGTTAATGGTTTTAACCAACCCGCTACAATTGAAATTCTTGCAAGTCAAATAATAGATGACACAACAGCAACAAAGTTAGCTGCTGCATATAAAGATTTAATGAAAAGTAGAAAAAACATTTTAAGATTTTCAACAAACAGCCCAAAATATAATCATCTTGAAATTGGTGATATTGTAAACTTTACAAATTTTACAAATCCAAAAATTTACGGCACAGAGGTCAATGACGGAAGCACAAACAAGTTTTATATAATAACAGATATAAGTAAATCAATTACGTCAGCCGATATTGAATGTATACAAGTTGGCGATGTAGATGTTTAAGGAATTTAAATGGCAAATATGAACATAGGCACACCAAGATTTTATCCCGATCTACTTAATTATTTAATGAGTAGAGGTGTAGCACAAAACGGAAACTTTGATGTAACTGCAACAAACGCATCTAATAAGTTTATGGGAACTTTTACAACAGGATCAGAAGCAGAACTTTTTGATATGAATCCTTTAAACAAATGTACGTTTGATACAAGTGCAGACACAGACGGACACGTTTTAATTACAATTGATACACAAAGTACCACATTTAAAAAGTCATATATTGCAATATTAAATCATAATTTAGTTTCATCTGTTGGTAAAATAAGAGTATTTGCCGGAAACGAAGCATCTGATATAACTGCGTTAAATGGTGGCAATGCTGACACAGCAGATATTGCTTGGACAAATGACACTATGGTTGAGGTTGTTAATGGAGATACAACAATTGCTGCCGCAGATGATAAAGATGTTGTAATTGAACCGGCAACCGATGGAAGCACCATAATACGTTTTGCAGAAAACACGTTAAGATATTGGGCAATTCAATTTGAAGGCAACACAACCAATACAGGCGTAGCAGAAAACGGAACGTGGGGCAGTACAGATTTCTTTGTTGGTTGTATTATGATTGGCGAATACTTTGATATGCCTCATGCACCAGATTTAGAACTTACCAGAATGATATCGTATAATAGATTAAACGATTTACAAGAATCACATGGTGGGCAAAGATTTAGCAATTTAAAGTCGTTTGGTAGAACAGCAACAAGCACGTCTAAATCGCCGTTTACAACCGCATCTAATAGTTATGATATGTATGGTGGACGTATAATATATGATATGTCATTTAGCTTTTTAAATAATACAGAAATTATGCCAGATGAATACGATATTATCGCAGCAGATGATAACTTTGTATCTGATGTCTGGAACATGACAAACGGAAACCACTTGCCTTTTATTTTTTCAATAGATAAAGACTCTGAAGGCGATAACGCAGAGAGTGAGCATATATTTGGACGATTTGCTAACAACTCATTAGATATGACACAAGTCGCACCAGAGATTTATAATATTAAATTAACAGTAGAAGAAGAATTTTAATGAAGCATATACATATACGAATATCTGTGCCTTTTCTCAAAGTTTTAACAATAGGATTAATTGTGTTGGCTTTTAGTTTGTCTGCTTGTGAAGATATACGAGTTGGCAAATCAAGAGCAGAACTTGCTCAAGAGCAATGGCGTACAGATAGCTTATTAAAAACAATTCATTACCAGATGGATTCTGTGGCAATGGACTTTAATAGATTATATATAGATGCACAGCGTATTAATAATGGAAGTAAATAATGATTGAATTTATGTTTGGAATTATTTGCGGTATTTTTATTGGAATGAATGATAATGAGCCTGTACCCTATCAAACAATAACTTATACAGATAGCGGCAGAGTAGTTAAGGTTTACAGTACATCAGCTTTTAAATATCGTTATATGCCAGACAGCTACGCAATAGGATGGAATACAAATAATTACAACTATTGGGATACAAAAGATTTCATAAAACCCATTTACACTAAAAGCGTTGTAATCAATAGAAAACCAAAACCAAGACCTAAACAAAAGAATAAAGATGAAGAATAATTGTTGTTGTTGTTGTAGATGTAATAATTGCAAAGGAAATAAAAAATGAATGACAATTTTTTTATACCACAATTAGTTGCAATGCTATTCTTTGGTTATATGATATACGAGTTTAATAAAAAATGAATAAAGGTTTAAACGCAGACAGTCAAATTCACATATCCGTAGCCCTGTTAATAAAAGCCGGGTTTCTTATTTGTGTTGTAGTAGGAAGTTGGTATCAAGCACAGATGCGATTTGCTAATCATAAAATTAGAATAGATGATCTTGAAAATAAAATAGTTGTTTTAACTGCTTCAGTCGAAGGAATGGAGCAAGAACACATAAAATCACTACAATCAGCAAAAGTACAATTAGAAGAAGAAAATAAAAGTTTAATGCAAAAGTTAGGATTAAAAAAATGATGGAAACATACGCAGAGTATGGAGCAATTGGTGTAATTGTATTTTTATTTATAATGATGATTATGAACCTAATAAAAAGCCAAAAAATGCAAAACCAAGATTTAGATGATATACGTCAAGCTAACGCAAAACTTGAAACTAAAATGGGAAACGTAGAATCTATTGTCTTAAAAATGTTAGATCGTTGGAACAAATCCGATGATATTAGCCAACGACATCGTGAAGATATCGTACGTGAGTTAAATGATGTTACTGATGACCTTGCATATCTAAAGGGACGTATAAACGGAAAATCATAATTTAAAGTACACATACCAAAGTACCCTAAAAACCCTCATATTCGCTTTGTATGGGGGTTTTTTTATTTGTTTGTTTTATAACTTATTTAGTATTACAATTGGTTATGCTTAAATCGATTAAATCAAATTATTTACCGGCACGTTCATACAACAGGCATACGTCTGTGGTCGATTTAAGCACCGATTTTAGTGCCGGTAACATTTTAAGAAATAACCACTTCGAAGGCTCTTGCCTTGTAGTCATCTCTCTCTCCTTGACCGGAGTGGTTAAATTAAAAGAGGTAAAATAATGGATTACACAGTTACAGTAAAAATACCAATGTATGTAACAAAAGAAATTTATGTAGATGATGCTACGAGTAAAACAGATGCTCGTAAAAAAGCAAGAACGCATATAAAAGGTAATGTAAATATGTACGATGAGAGTGGAGATAGTGATACAGAATACGATGCTTGTAAAGCAACAATTTTAGAAGTTAAGGAGGACTAATGATGCAATTAGTTAAACGTAAAAAACGAGCTAAATTAGCTAAAAAAAACAATAATATCCGCAGAGCAATATTTAAATACACCAAAAGCTCAAAACGTCAAAAAGATAAAAAAACTTTAACTATTGAAGAACAAGATGCAAAATTTGAAAAAGCATTTCCAAACTATAAAGAGGTGATTTAATGTCAGTAAAAATACATGGTAAAGAATACATCACAGTTGATGAACGTGTTGAATTGTTCCACGAATTATATCCTAATGGGATGATTGTGACAACACTTTTAAAGATTGAGAATGATCAGATAATGTTTAGAGCAACAGCAACACCAGACGTTGAAAAGCCAGAGCGTTTCTTCACAGGTCATGCAGAAGAAGTTGTCGGCAGCAGTCAAATAAATAAAACATCAGCAGTTGAGAATTGTGAAACATCGGCAGTTGGTAGATGTTTAGGTTTTTTAAATATTGGACTTGTAGGCTCGATTGCAACAGCAGACGAAGTAAGTAACGCAATACACCAACAAGATGACACCTTGCTCCCTTTAGGCAAGTATAAAGGCGATAGTTGGTTAGATGTTGCACAGAAAGACGCACAGTATTTAGATTGGGTTGCAAATAAATCAGAATGGGATGAAAAGTTTAAACAAAAAGCACGAGAAGCAATAATTGGATTGGAAGAATAAAGAGTGGTACGATTTGATAGAGAAGTTTGCGGTTGCTCAAAGTCTGATGGGTGTCAAAAAAACTTTGGATGTGAAAGCGAGAATGTTCGGAGAAAAACCAAGCATAAACAACATCACGATAAAGCAACTGCAACAGGTAGTGGACAAATTGCGAGAGATATGGATAGAACAGCACAAGAAATCCAAGACACCTATAAACAAATGATGAAAGCGTTAAATAGAAATAGTAAGATCATAAAATCAATTATGCGAGATTTAGATAACATAATATAAAATTATTTGTAAATTATAAAAGGAAACCAAGCCAATGAAATATAAAGTATATTATTTCACCCACTTAAAATCTGATGAACCAGAAATGGTTATTATTGTTACAGAAAATCAAACAAGTAGAAACCATTTTCAGAAGTTATATAGACGTTATGAAAACAAAGGTTGGAACATTGAAGAAATTAAACAAAAGGAGAAGCAATATGTCCAGAAAGAACAACATCCGCAGACAGGCGAGTATGTCTGATAAATTAGATACCTTTATGGTATATGTCATATTTTTGTTTTTAGTGGTGATAATCGGACAGTTGATACGTGCAAAAGTGAATGGTTGGTTATAGTTGGCTAAACGTTTCATAGACACCTCTCTTTTTTCTAAAAAATGGATTAGAGAGCTTGACGTAAATATGAAACTCTTTTGGGTGTATCTTTTGACTAAATGTGACCATGCGGGAATTTGGGACGTAGATATTGAACTTGCTGCGTTCCAGATTGGTGTTGATCTTGATGAATCAAAAATACTTGAAACCTTTAATCGTAAGATTGTCCCTTTTAAAAGTGGTAAATGGTTTATACCAAAGTTTATAGATTACCAATATGGTGAGCTTAACGAGAATGTAAACGCTCATAAATCAGTAATTAAAATATTAAATAAGTATGGGTTAAATGTAAAAAATCAACTGTTGCCTAACAGTTCAGCAACAGACCAAGATAAAGATAAAGATAAGGATAAGGTTAAAGATAAAAAGAAAGAACAAATTAAAAAGATTGATTTACTTGAACTAAAAGACAAGTTTCCTAATAAAAATGTTGAATTGGAATTTGCTAAATGGAGTGATTATATGTTAGCAAAAGGTAAAACATACAGAAATTATCATGCAGCATTTAGAAATTGGCTACGCAATGATCAATTTGATAAAAAAGATACTAACGTACAGCAATTTAAAAAAACAAAAACAGGACTATACATTGCTTATTGTAAAAAATGCAGTAAAAAGAATTATCCAAACGACTATCAGCTAAAACAGAGTAGTTGTTGCGGTGTTGATTGGTCACCTACTTTACAGCAATGATGAATCCAGACTATATACTTAAAAAACTACACAGAAGATGGCTTACTGCAATTATGAATGGATTGCCAGAAGCAGAGATACGTAAATATAAAATAGAATACTATACAGCATTGGAGAAAAATGCCAAGAAAACCAAGCAGAAAAACCCTTATAAGAAACCTTGATAAAGCAGTTTCGCAATATATCAGAAAACGAGATCAATGGTGCGTTCAATGTGGCAGCACAAAAAATCTCACGAATGGTCATATATTCACACGGAAAAACTATTCAACCCGGTTTGACATATCCGATGAAGGTAACTGTCATTGCCAATGTTGGTCTTGCAACTTTAGACACGGATTTGATCAATGGGAATACTTCAAATGGTACATCGACAAATTTGGACAAGAAAAATTTGATGAACTACGAAGAAGGCACAAAACAGTACAAAAATTCAAAAACCACGAACTGCAAGAACTATTAAAGGAAATAAAAAATGGATAAACAAGTTGCAATTAGTTTACAAAAAGAAGCGGAGCTTACAGCAAAGAAGTTTTCTAATTCTGATCGTGACAACAACTTTAATGGTGAACGATTTTGGATTGATGAAATAATACCTTTATCGGCTCAATCAGCAATGGTAATATATGAAAAGACAACAGGCAAAAAAGCATTGGCACATTTTATACACATAAGAAAGCAAAAAAGATGGATGTATTATTTTATGGGTGCGGCACACTTTTTAAACTTACATTTACTAACTAAAAAATATGCGGATATTGAAAAACATAATTACAAATTGAACTTTGACCACATACCAAAGGAAACCAATGAG